TCCAAATAAACCCTTCATTTTCATTTTTTTCAGGCTCTTCTTTTTTAAAATCTTCTATTTTATCGACAGTCATTTATTTAACCTTTCTAGTTGATATCCACATTTCATTATGTAGTATGAATCTACAATATCAGATATTGGATTTCCTATTTTATTTACTTCAAACTCTTTCATCAAATCTGTTTTTGTATGTTGAGAAAAACATTCATACATTAATTCTTTATTGGCATTACCCTTTTCTGTTGCACATTTTTTAACAACACTTGGTACAATAATATCATAATTTATTTTTTTAGCTCTTAAAAATGATTTTAAAATACCACCATTTTCTGCAATTTGAAATACGGCCTGACCTTTACTGCCATATGAATAACCTTCTATAAAAACTTTTGTACCTTTCATATCATATAAACTCATATCACCATAATCTCTTAAACATCTATGAGCCCAACTTGCAAGGTTATTAAATCTTTCAATAGGGTCTGTCCAATCTTTATGAAGATGGCCTGTAATATTTTTTGTGATTTTGCCTTCCCACTTTTTCTTATCTGTTAAGAAATGAAATTGGCATTTATGAAAATCAAAATTGCCTTTAGAAATACATAGAGCAGGAGAATTTAAACTATAATCAATCCCAGCTATCAGTCGATTCATCTTCACTTTCCTCATAATCTACTTCATGACCACAGAATGGACATGTGTATGGTTGTAAATCGGTTTGTTCTAAATGCCAACTTACTGTAAACTCACTATCACAGTTAGGGCATATGCCTAACATTTTTTCTATCATAATTTAAATTCTTTAAACTGGTCTTTTTCTACATCTTGTTTAACACCACCAATAACATAACTTTCTATTTCTGTTTCTTGTGGTGCATTTTGCAATGAGCGACTATTTAGCCAATGGTCAACCCACGGAAGTGGATTTGTTTTTTGTTCATACTTAGCCTCCAGACCAATTGACCTCATTCTACGATTTGCCATATATTCTACAAATCTATGTAAAAGTTTTTCTGATAACCCAATCATAGTACCTTGTGTTAGTAAATAAGTTGCCCACCTTTTTTCTTCTTCTACAGCGTCATCATACATTTTATAAACTTCATCTTCTGTATCTTTAATTACATCTAACATTACTTTATCATTTTCATGTTCTTTATAATTGTTTATGATTCTTTGAGATACGGCCAAATGTTGAGATTCATCTCTTGCAATAAAAGATATAATCTTAGCAGAACCTTCTAATTGTTTTAATTCACCAAATGCAAAACTACATGCAAATGATACATAGAATCTTAAACCTTCCAATATGTTTACTGTACATAATGCCAGCCATAGTTTCTTTTTAAGTTCGTAATCATCAACTTTTTGACCTATGATTTTCTTGTGTCCTATTTCAAGTAAGTCATCATAAGCTTTTGTTACTGATTTTGCTCTTTGTTCTATTTTCTCATCTTCAATAATTGTATCAAAAATTTCTGAAGGGTCTGAATATAGATTTTTTATAATGTAAGTATATGACCTAGAGTGGATTGTTTCCATAAAATCCCATGTTATGATACATGATTCTAGTTCAGGTAGACTTACAAATGGTAAAAATGCAAGTGCTGGTCCTCTTCCTTGAACGCTATCTAACATAGTTTGATATTTTAAATTTGATGTAAAGATAAACTTATGTTCATCTCTTAAATCTTGATAGTCGTTTCTATCTTTTTGTAGAGATACTTCTTCTGGTCTCCAGAAATATCCTAATTGTTGTTGTGTTAGTTTATCAAAAATAGGATACTTGAAAGTATCATATCTTTGAACAGCTAAATCTTCACCAAAGAACATGGGTTGTTTTGTGAAGTCTAGTGATTTTGTTTTGTTAAATACTCCTTTCATATTTTCTCCTAAATTGTGCAACTATCACACGTTTCATCATCTTCGGTTTCTTTTGTTTCTTCGACATCATCTTTCCAACCTAATGGGTGTGCTGGTTCATCTTCATCTTTTTTACTATCGTAAGTATTTTGATAGTAAGATGTTTTCCAACCATACTTGTAGGTTGTCAATAAGTCTTTTGCCATTACAGATAAAGGTACTTGGCCTTCATCATAATTTTCTGGATTATATGACCAATTACCTGATATAGCTTGGTCAAAATATTTTTGCATTACTGCAACAACATTTATATAACCTTCATTTGACTTCATATCCCATAATAAGGTATAAAAATTTTTCAATCTGTAGTAATCAGGTACAACTTGTTTTAGTGGACCTTTTTTACTTTTCTTAATAGACAAATAATCTCTAGGTGGTTCTATGCCATTTGTTGCATTAGAAACTATACTAGAGGATTCAGACGGCATTTGAGCTGAGAGTGTGCTATGTCTGAGACCATGCTCTTTAATTTCATTACGGAGAGATTCCCAATCTAAAGATAGTTTACGATTTACAATCTCATCTACCTCTTTCTTATAGGTATCAATCGGTAAAGTGCCGTCTGAATATTTAGTTCTGTCAAAGTACTCACATTTACCTTTTTCTTTTGCAAGTTCATTTGACGCTTTAAGTAAGTAATATTGAAAATGTTCTGTTAATTCATCTACTTCTTTATATGCTTCTTTATCATCATATTTCATATGTACTTTAGCAAGATAGTGTGCAAGACCAATATAACCAACACCTAAACTTCTTCTTGATTTAGTAGAAATTTCGGCAGCCTTAACAGGATAATCTTGCAAGTCTATAATTTCATCTAGAGCTCTAACTGCTAAATCACATAAAGTTTCTAAATCATCTAAGTATTGTAATTTACCTACATTGACTGCTGATAGAATACATAATGCAATTTCACCATCTCCATCTATATGTTCTAGTGGGTCTGTTGGTAAAGTAATTTCTTGGCATAAGTTTGACATGTATACTCTATCTTTAAATGATGAATGAGTATTACAATGGTCGATATTCATAATATAGATACGACCTGTTTCTGCCCTTTCTTTTAAAATACTCATGAATAAATCTTGAGCATTTATTTTCTTTTTCCATACAGAAGTTTTTCTTTCAGCCTTTTCATATTCCTCATCAAATTTATCTGTACCCCAATTTTCATATAATTCAGGTACTTCATGTGGTGAGAATATGGTTATTTCTTCATTTCTAATAAATCTTTCATAGAATATTTTAGATAATTGTATAGAGTAATCTAATTTTCTAACTCTATTATCATCACTACCTTTATTATTTTTTAAGACTAATATATCTTCTATTTCTTTATGCCAGATAGGGAAGTGTACTGTAGCAGAACCACCTCTTACACCGTTTTGTGTGCAACATTTTACTGTAGCCTCAAACTTCTTTAAGAAAGGAATTACACCTGTGTGTTGTACTTCGCCACCTCTAATTTTAGAGTTGATACCTCTTATTCTACCAGCATTTATGCCTATACCTGCCCTTTGGGCTACATATCTACCGATAGCCATATCAGATGTAAAGATTGAAGGTAAACTGTCTCCTGAATCAACCAGAACGCAGGAAGCATACTGTCTGAGAGGTGTTCTAACACCTGCCATGACTGGTGTTGGTATGTTTATTTCAAACTTACTGATAGCTCTATAATACTTCTTAATATATGTCATTCTCTTATCTTTGGGATAATTGTGAAATATTGTAGCTGCAATCATCATATACATAAACTGTGGTGTTTCAAAGATTTCACCTGTACTTCTGTCTTGTACAAGATATTTGTCCATAACCTGTCTTAGACCAGCATATGTAAAACTATAATCTCTTTCATGGACAATCCATTGTTCCATTCTATCAAAATCTCTTTCTGTATACCAGTTTAATAATTCTTTATCATATAAACCCATTTCAACACATTTTTTTGTGTGTTCAAATATATGAGGATGGTCCCAAAGTTTTCTATTTAATGACTTTCTTAGACTGAATAATAATAGTCTTGCAGCCACATATTGATAGTTTGGTTTTTCTAATGATATTAAATCAGCAGCTGACTTAATTAGTATTTGTTGTATTTCTTCTGTTGAAATGTTATCGTAAAATTGAAGACCACTATTCATCTCTACTTCTGATGGTGAAACACCTGTGATATCTTCACATGCATGTTCTACCATATCGTGGATTTTTTGTATGTCTAAAGTCTCTTTACCTCTACCATTTCTTTTTACGACTTGAATTTGTTTTTCGCTCATTACACTCTCTTCCAATAATTTATTTTTGTTATAGCACTCAGTTTTGAATAAGTATTTTCAGATATTATATCTTCTATTTTAGATTTTGTCAACCCTCTTAGAATCATATCATTAATATCTTTTTCTTTTATGTCATCAGGCCAAATTACAATGTTATAATCTTTTTCAATTACATCATACATTCTTTTAACTATCTCTTT